TCAGCTCACTCAACTTCAAAGACTCGGCCGAGCGTGCTGTCGCTGCGTTCTGCCAGACGCTGCTCGCCCTGGTCGGCACCGACGGGGCAGGCATGCTCGAGGTCGGCATCGCTGACGCCCTGCAGGCATCGGCCGTCGCCGGCGTGCTGTCTATCGTCAAGTCTTACGCTGCCATCAAGGGGCCGATTGGTGGCGCTAATCCGTCGATGACGAACCTCGACGAAACGCCGTGAGCAAGATTCCGGTCACGTCGAGCCGAGTCAAGATCGACGGCCTCCACCCTCGTTTCATCGCACGGCTTGAGGCATTCTTCGCTGATCCTCGAATTGCGAACCGTGTCGCTGTCGTGTCTGGCGTGCGCACCTATGCCCAGCAAAAGTACCTTTACGACGGCTACAAGGCCGGCAAGCGAGGATTCAATTTAGCCGCCAATCCTGACCGAAAACGGGCTTCTGGGTGGCAGGGCAGTTTTCATATGGCTCAGCCGTCTTACGGCGGTTTCGGCTACGCAGTCGATCTACGCATCACCGGCAAAGGCATCACGACCGGCGAAGTCAAAAAGATCGCTACCGAGTACGGCATGCACGCTCCGATTAGGTCCGAGTGGTGGCATTTTGTGCCAGGCAGCATCGTCGGCAACAAGTTCGAGTGGCTGCCCTACGACGCCTCAGCCGAACCGCCGTCACCGGACCCGAAGGACGTGCTCGCCGAGGTCGCAAAGTTCGTTGAAGCATGCAAAGACACCGTGCTACGCCGTGGCGATCGAGGCGCTGTCGTCGAGTTCCTGCAAACACAGCTCGACAAAGACGGCCACCGGCTCACCCGGCAAGGCAAGCCCGGTGCCGGCATCGACGGCGTGTTCGGCAAGATGACCGACCAGGCTGTGCGCCAGTTCCAGCGCGACGAAGGCCTCGCTGTTGACGGCATCGTCGGGCCGGTCACCTGGGACACCCTGATGGACTGATCCTTGCAAAGTTCTCCACAGTCTGATTGGATAACACCTGCCCACAACGGGCACAGACTGGAGAAAACAATGCGCTTTGCAAAAATCACGCTGTATGTGGCTGTAAACGACTACATGACAAGCGTTGAAACTGACGAACCGCCGCACGGCGACGCACTCGACTACGTCATGCCAGCCTTGCAAAAAGGCCTTGACGACGAGCCAGACGTGACGCTGCTCGACTACGACAGCGAAGACATGCGGCTTGTGCCGAGTGGTCGCCGATGAGCCGCCTACTCGACGCCCTCACCATCGCTGGCTTCATCGCTGCCGGCGTCCTGGCCGTGTTCATGCTCGTCAACGTCGCCCTCGACCCGACGGCCTGCTTCGGGAGCTGCTCATGAACGACCAGCTCGCACAGCTCGCTAAACCCTTTCCGCAGTCCCTGATCCAGAAGAACCCGACCGGGTTCGGCTCATACGTCAAACACTCCGTGGTTGTCGAAAAGCTGCTGGCCGTGGTCGGCCCGTTCGATTTTCGCATTGTGCGCGAGATCCGTGACGCTGACACCGGGCACATTTGCGGCGTTATCGGCGAGCTCATCGTCGAGATCGACGGCCGCATCACGACGGTGCAAGACGCCGGCGACTGTGAACGGCCCGAAAACTGGCCACACGACGGCGCACGCATGAAAGACGCCTGCAGCGACTCGCTGAAGCGATGCGCCGCCCGCATCGGCGTCGGCACCCATCTTTGGAGCGCTGACCAGTTCCGCCTGGACCGTGCCCTCGAACGCAACGCCGAAGTCGAGCGTGATGTGCAGCGCGCAGCCCGAGAGGACTTTTTGCGGGAACGTGAGGAACGGCTTGCACAGCAGGACGGTGCAGCATGAGCTACTGCTTGAATTGCGGCTACGACAGCGGCAACCACTACACCTGGTGCGACGAGTACGTCCCACGAGTCGTGTACCACAACACCACGCCAAGAGCCCGCAACACCGACCCCGACACGTCACACCAAGCGGCGCAGCGATTGCTGCGGAACTCAGTTACAGCGCTGCAGTTTGCTGTTGGCATTGCCCTTGAGAACGAAGGCCCGATGACTGACGAGCAACTGTGCCAGCACCTCGCCGAGACGCACACCGACCTCGTCACGGTGTCTGGCGTGCGCACACGTCGCAGCGAGCTTGTAAACATGGGCTTCGTTTACGACACCGGCGAACGCCGACCAACGGTTACGGGCCGCCAAGCGATTGTTTGGGGGCTGCGACAATGAAAAAAACACTCGGCATCAACGTCTGGCCGGCACGAGACTTCGACCCCGAATTCATGGTGTACGAAGTCGAGGTAGAAACGCCGTGGTGGACGCTCACACAGCGCGTGCACTTTCACGACCTGCCCGCTGCTATTGACGAGGCCGTCCAGGCAGTCATGCAAAGCGACGCACCGAAACCGTGAACTGTTGGCTGTTGTGGGCGCTGCTGACTTTTGCTGTCGTGGTGCAAGCTGTCGGGCTGCTGTGGCTGCTCGTCAACGAACGCCGTGACCGAGGCTGAGCTACAGCAGCTGCTGACTGAGGCCGCTGAGATGCACGGCTGGCTGGTGTTTCACGACAACGACAGCCGCCGCAACGCCGCCGGCTTCCCTGACCTGGTGCTCGTCAAACCGCCGAGGGTGCTGTTCCTCGAGCTGAAGTCCGAGATCGGCCGTGTCCGACCTGAGCAGCATGTTTGGATGGACGCCCTGATGCGTTCCGACACCATCGGCTCAGCGATCGTCCGGCCCGAACACGCCGACCAAATCATCAAGTATCTACAAGACCCAGAAAGACACAGGAAGAAATGACCGAATACAAACCTGCCTGGCAGGCAACGTGGGAAGGGTTCGCTGAAGTGCTCGCCGCTGATCGCGACGCCCGCCTACGCAAAGAACGCACCGACCGAGCAAAAACTGACCTTACCGACCCGCCAAAGGCCCGCAGCCACGCCGAACGCATGGCCGCTGCTCGAGGCGTGCACGTCCACGGCGACGACATGCGCACCCCGGCCGCTGACCGTCGCCGCATCATCAAGCACCGTGAGGCCGGCGATGAGTAGCGGCGGCGTGTTCTTCGTTGTCCTGGCCGGCCTGGTCGTGCTGACGCTGTTCTGGGGCTGGCTGTACGTCAAATGGCAAGTTGAGCACGGCGAACCGTGGCGAGAACGACAAGCCGCAGAAGAGTTCGGCCCGCTGTTCGACCTCGAACCGAGCAAAGACCACGTCACCCTCGACCGGTCAGCGCAGCGCTTCCGCTACGTCACGAACTGGGACGAAGTCAGGAAGCAGGCAGGCCGATGAAGCTTGAATGGTGTACCCGATGCGGCCGCTACTTCGACGAGCCGGTGTATGACGACCCGGTGCCCCACGTCGTCAAAGCAGCAGCCGAGCTGTGGAACGTCCCGGTGAAGCAGCTGCTGTCACCGTCACGCAAAGCCGCCGTGGTCGCTGCCCGCCATCCGATCATGGCCGTGCTCTACCACGAGTTCGACCTGACCCTGGCCGACATCGGTGCCGAGCTCGACCGTGACCACACGACGATCCTGCACGGCATCCGCCGAGCTGATCCCGACCGTGTCACACAGCTCACCCAGGCAGTTAGCGAATGACCGCCTTGACGGTCGGCAGTTTGTGCACTGGCATCGCTGGCCTTGAGCACGGCCTGACGCTCGCCGGCCTCAACACTCACACCGTGTTTGTGTCCGATATTGACAAAGGCGCTTGCACCTGGCTTGAAGCCAACGTGTCAGCACCAAACCTCGGGGACTTCACCGCCCTTGACGAACTGCCATCGGTCGACATTCTGACCGCTGGATTTCCGTGCCAACCGTTCTCCACCGCTGGAAAACGTGGCGGCACAACCGACGAAAGGTACCTGTTTGATGACATCGCCCGCCTTGTTGGCCGTATGGAGTCACGACCCGTGCTGTTCCTCGAGAACGTGCCGGGACTGCTCACCTCAGTTAGTCATGGCGAGCACGCTATGGCCCGAGTCGTTCACGGCTTGGCCAGCATCGGGTATGGCATCACTTGGGGGACTTTGGCAGCAGCCGAAGTTGGTGCCCCTCACCGACGGCTTCGATGGTGGGGACTTGCCTACCCTCAAGACGCCGACGGCGAACCTAGCGACCAACGGCGGCTCGCAGCATCCCGACAAACGCAAAGCAGGCGGGCACGGCCCGACGCTGGCAGACGAGGCCGAGCACCTGCTGCCGACACCGCTCAGCAGAGACTGGAAGGACGGCAAGTCGAGCCCGAATGTGCCGGTGAACGGCATCTTGAGCAGGACAGTCTGGCAGCTCGATTCGGACCCTACGCCGACGCTGCTGCCGACACCGACAGCCTCGGACCACAAAAGTACGGGCGGCTCAACATTGTCGAACGTGACGCTGACGGATGCGATGGTGAGGGGACACGGTCACGCTCCGCCGTGTTCGGCGGGTACTGGCCGGCGATTGCCCGATGGGAACGCATCATCAATCGACCAGCACCAGCTCCAACTGTCGACGGACGCCTTTCGCCGCACTTCGTCGAGTGGATGATGGGATACCCGGCCGGGTGGGTGACCGACACGCTGACCAGCCGCCGCCAAGCCCTGCACGCCCTCGGCAACGCTGTCGTGCCACAATGCGCCGCAGCAGCGTTCACCGCCCTC